ATTAATAACTTCATCATACCAACCATAAAAAGTTGATTTATGAACATCATCAAATTCTCTCATACATCTTTTAACTACTTGATTCCTATTAAGTTTTTTAATCCTAATAAGTTCTTTCATTCTTTCTCTACAGGATTCTTTATTAGGATTTTCTTTTACCACTATTTAACCTCCATAGCTTTTTTATATTCATCCTCTAATTCTTTAGAAATTTCTTTCCATTTTTCAGGCCATCCTTGATAAGGTTGAATATTCTCACCATGAGGATTAAATACCCAATAAAAACCTTCTTTTAGAATCATTGATAGCATCTGCTTAACTGGTCTAGCATCTGCCTTGGCTAATGCCTTAATTGCTTTCTGTTGTACGTTTGATAAACGTAAATTTGATTCATTCATGATTAATTAATTGTATAATTATATATTTTAGTATACAATATATTAGTATACTAATCAACCCTAATTTGCCTTTAATGTCTTTTATTAAAAATTTGATTCATAATCATGACATTCATGACAATAATCAGCTTCAATCATTCATTAAGCATCAAAAGTTATCCCAAAATAATGAGATAACCCCAGATAATAACGATATGCTTTATAAATTATTATTCTTATTAATTTTAAAATCTAAGCAATAGCTAATTTTTTATTTTTTCTTATCTCTTTTAATGCTTCACTAGCTCTTGTATTTTTCTCTTGAGTACCGTGCAATAAAAGAGCGAAGCCGTTAGCACCCTTATCCATATATGCGTGTGTATCATCGGTATCTATAGGCAAGTTTAATATTTTTGCTTCATTAGTTGAAAAAACAACTTTACTGAATCTTTTAAAATAACCCCTATCTATCAAATAATCATACTTTCCACCATAACTTGCGGTTACTTTCATATTGTTAGGTATTGAGTGATTATGACCAAACAATATTAAATTTTTAGTATAAAAATAAAACGTTAAATCTTTATTCAAGTTACATACTTCTTTAAGTGCTTCAAGTTCAAAACGTGTGTATATATCTCCTGATTGATTCCATCGAACTAAATTAATATTCTTATTTCTTTTTTTATTTAAAGATACATTAAAACATTCAACTAACCCCTTAAAATCATCTTTTTTAATATACTCATTCAATAAACTTGTATTATGCCTAGTAAGGTTATACAAACTAGGATATAAAGCTTCTAAACTTGCACTGTAACAAGTAAATTCAGTATCTTTAAACCTTTTAACCGATCTCTTACCATTATCATTCATAACGGCATATGCTCGGCATTCATTAGCACCTGGGCATGTGATTCCACTACTTTTGCTAAAAGTAATAGTATTTTTAAGCTTAGTGTTATTAACACCAAACTTAAATAATTCATTTTTCATTTTTAATTAATAAAATAAGTTTTAATTGAAAGTAATAAAAAATACTTTCATTAAAGGGTGTATAAACACCCCTTAAAGTAAGTATTATTTTTTTAAGTCTTTTATTTCCTTTAATACGTTTTTATATTTCTTATTTCTTACTCTTTTAATAAAGGTAGTTTGTACACCTTCTTTATGTTGACTTTTGTTAGTCGGTATTGGGTTATACTCAAGCATTATTGAAAATTATCCTTACTAACGTCTATAACTGCTATTTTCATTAAATTATTATATCTAACATTCAAATAGCCTACTTTAAACCTTTTAGCATCCTTTTTATTAACATAAGCACCTGATACCATCGGATTCAAGTTTTGAAAGTCTTTATTAGAGTTATAATGCTCTAATATTTCCTTTTTGTTTTTAAAGTCGGTACTATAAGCACCCCTAACTGTCAAAGTGTGATTCATTTTTTTAATTAATTAAAGTGTTTAAAATAGTGGACTTACAATAATTGGCTTTTAGTAACTTAATACTTGCGAGATATACGCCACTATAAAACTATTTAATAAAAAATAGTTTTTTAAAACTATCTAAAATAAATTAGATATCTTTAAGAAACTATTATTCATTCATACTCTTTTAATATCCTTTTATATTCTTTAATTGATATACTAATACAACTTGCATTAATAGCTTTATTCTTTAACTCTTGAGGTACTGAATATATACCTTTATTGGCTACGTCATAAGCTTTTAATATTCTCCCAGTATTAGCAATATGCAAATAAATATGTTGCTCATTACCGTTTATATCGTTACTAGCTATAAGCTTAATTAAACTTGATGTTTCAATTAATTGTTTATTTTCAATTGGTGTAAAGTTCATAGTTTTAAATTAATAAAGTGAATAAAAAAAAAGTAACCCCTTAAAGGTTACTTATAGTTGGTTTACTTGTTATAGGTTTATTAATTAACTCTTGTCTTAATTTTTTTTCTTCTTTGATATCTCCCACCGCTACAGTGTCAATATCTTTTATAGTTATACTAAATAACTTATTAAGAAGTTGTTCGTATTCTTCTTTATTTAAATCATACATAATATCAGTTAATAATTTAACTGCTATTGTGTTGTATTCTTTGCTGGTTAGAAATTTCGAAGTGTCCATAGTTTAATTAAATAAAATTGTATAAAGGTATATTTAATTATATACCTTTTAATTCGTTTATGGCAAGTATTGTATTAACTTGCTTTTGCTGATAATCAGAACCAGTTTTTAAAACTTGTATGCATGCTTTATTATCCCTAGAGATATTAGCTTTACAATCTGCGAAAGTACTTTTATTTAGACTTTCAGTAATAACCGAGGTTAAAACAATACCTGACAAGGCATAGAATCCCGACCAAATAACAAAGTTTTTTAACATATTCACCTCCAATTTTTAGAGGTGAAATTATCTCGGTTGGTATAAGTCCAACCAGTTTTTAACTCATAAGGTAGTTTTTTAAGACTATCTTCTGATATCTCAACTAAATTTATATTATTAGTTGTTTGATATCTAACACCATATCCTCTTAATTGGTGTTTATTCTCGGATGAAATTAATACCGATGTATTAGGGTTAAACATAGTTTAATTAATAATTTAGTGTTGTTTAGTTTTAGTAAAGCTGTAAGAGCTTATTAGTTGTAAAGGGTGTATTTATCTATTAAAGATAATTACACCCCTTAGAATTGATTTAAAGAGTACTAGAGCTTAGATTTTACAAGTAAATAAACTTGCATCATATGAGTCTAGTTTTTGAAGCTCTTTATAAAGTGCTAACCAGTCAGGATTGATTGACTGATTAGCATATTGGATTAGTTCTAAAAGTCTTAAGTTCATAATCTAGATGTAATACCTATTGTAGAAATCGGGATAAGTGAGAATATGTTTTACTGCTGGTATGTTGTTTGAGTTTACCGCAGTTCTGAACTTATCCCAAGCAATAGGAGATAAATCTTTTTTAACTTGTTTTAGGTTAGTTCTAAATTGAATTAGAATACCTAGAAGTGTTCCTTGTTTCATGAAAAATTAATATTCAATTGTTTAGGTGCTAGATAAGTTTTATTTCTTATCTATATTATTATTATAGCATAAAATATAAAAGTATACAACTATATAGATTAATATAGTAATAATCTTTACAAACTGTAACAATAGGGGTGGTGTAGCAGATGCTACGCACATATTTACATACGCGGGGAACTTAAATATATTCTACAAATGTTTATTGCTTTGGTTCTATGCGAATAGCT